CATATCAATACCCTTGTCCATCACATGACCTGGATGAGCTTCAAAGCCGTTAAGCTCAAGATGGCCCATACAGACAGGTGCAGTACTTTCTGTGATGCTTCGTAAGGTTCTGTCGTAGTTCTCATCACATATCCAAGGAAGTAATAGAATGTCAGTACCGTCATAACTACGGGTAGTAGGTTCAGTGATAACATCTATATCGTATCCTCCTAACAACTCATCTGGTGAGTTAATCCTTAATGTGTTCTTATAATATATGTCATGATTACCAACTAAGGCAGTCATCTTACATCCTAGTTCTTTAATAGGATCAAACCACATCTCCTTTGCTGCTTCAAGAGACATGTAATTAATAGACCTACGTTTATCAAACGTATCTCCTAAGTTTATAATCTCTTTAATACCTGATGCTTTAATAAAAGGTATAACAATTTTACTGTAGAACTTTTTATAGTGTTCCACAAAATAAAGATTGTCATTCCTAACACCAAAGTGTTGATCTGTTATGAGTAAGATCTTCATCTCTTAGTGTTCATTTCTACACGATTCTTTATACCATGATAATCAGCAGAAGTATCACCATCAGTTGAGAACACATGATCATATCCAGACTTCTCTAAAATTTTATCTTTAATGTCCATTTGGCGTTTCTCTTTAGCAATACGACGTAGGAACGCATAATACACTATCTGTGTAAAATATGCAAATGGATTTTTACTCTTTGCTGGATCAAAATTATCTATGTACTGTATACAATTTTCTATACCATCACAAACCATATCATCTTTATACATGTAGTTAATAAAGTTTGGTCTGTATGATAAGTGTGTTGCTATCTTAAGAAAACATCCACCAATATAATTATTAACACGAGGTTTAGGAAGACCTTGTTCTTCAGCAATTGCAACCTTCTCCTTATACTTAACAATGGCAGCTAGGAAGTCTGCATTATTAACATAGTGTTCTTTCTTCTTAGCAACTCGTTTCATTATCGATCTCGATTATGATTCTATTATAATAGAGCTTGACAAAGTTGTCAAATTTGTATAGACTAACCATGTCAAGGGTTCAGGGATATATTATGAGTAATATAATTTTTCAAATATTTGTCTAGCTTGTTTAATTGATCCTATATAACCTTGAGTATTTTCTAATTGTGTTTCTCTTCGTGCCGTACGCTCGTCTTTTTTATGTGGTGGTTCCTCGTTTGCCAAAAATCCTTCATACATAAACATCACTTCTTTAGACATAGAAGCAACACTTAATACATCTTTTTCTCTAACTATAAAAAAATCTTCGTCAGATAATTGCATCCACTTGTGAAATCCCATACCTCTCAAAACTTTTCCCTTACCCATGTCTTGATTAACAACTTGTATACATACAGGGTCTTGAAGAAAACATAGAGTCTCATTATCTTGATTAGTTAATACAGCTTTAGCAAGCACTTCTTCTCCACTAACGAGTTTAAAAACTCCGTGAAATTCATCGTCATGTTTAGCGTAATTAATTGCCATGAGTTTTGAGTTTAATCTCTACAATTTCATAATTAAAATTTTCTTCGTTATAGATTTTGAGTCTCTCAAAGAGATGAAGAAGAGTATAATTCTTCCCATTATCTCTACTTATATCGTCAGCAATATCATATAAAGTTGCCTCTACTTTATCTCTTCCCAGTCGAAGGACTCTACCGATGGACTGGAGATTTCTAATTCTGGACTTGGAGGGACTGGCGAAGACGACGTTGTGCAACCGCTTAATGTTAATCCCAGTACTGAAAGTGCCATAACTGGCAACAACAATTGCATCCTTTTCATTTTCAACTAGTCTCCTAATAGATTCTCTGTCATCGACATCCACACCACCATAAACTAAATGTACTGGTCTGTCTGTGTTACTATTTATCAACTCATACAGAGGAAGACCGTGCTTCTCCACATAGTTGAATAGTACCAATGTATTTCCTTTTAAATCACAAACTAAATTACGGATAAATTTATTTCTAGATTCATTCTCACAAAGATACTCCATTTCATCCTGATACCCATCAAAGATCTGTTCATCATGTTTAAGAACAATAACCTTTACCTTTAACTGAGCAACATGACCTTTCTTCATTAACTCAGATGTCTTAGTAACCTTAGAACATTTACCAAACACACCTTCTAATATTAATTGATTACATTCCGTACCATCTAAAGTACCAGTAAATCCAATACGATATTTACAACCATGCATCTTATTCATAATTGTAGTAAGAGATTTAGCTTTAAATAAATGAGCCTCATCACCAATAACAACATCAAATCTTTCAAACCATTTACGAGGTTCTTTATAAATTGATTGCCAAGTTGATATAACTACATTATGTTCTGTATACTTTTCTTGACCACCATAAATTTTATGGCAATTGTCTTTTACATTCCAACCATACTCTTGAAAGTCTTTATACATTTGCTCGACAAGAGAAGTAGTTGGTACTATAATAAGTACATTACGTTTAACATTTACATGAAATCTAACCAATGAATAAATCATTAGGCTTTTCCCGCTTGCAGTTGGCGACAATAGGAGTACTCTGTTGTATCGTAGGGACTCGTATATTGCTGCGTACTGGTAGTCCCGAACCTTCACAGGTAATCGAAGAGCCTTTACAAATCCAACTACAGACTGAGGAGTTATTAATTCGTTCTGATCCTTGGGATGTCCAAAATGTTCAGATTCCAAATACCCAACCTGATACCCTCGGTCCTTTGCCCAGTCAGTTAGATAATCTATTAAACCGCAATAGATCTCTCCAGTAGCAGGTGAATATAATCTTACTTTACCGTCCCAACCTTTGTATCTCCTCGTCTTTTGCATGTACTTTGCAGAGGGGATTTCAAAGGTAAAAAATTCTGCTGCCTCTTTGTGGAGATGAGGCTCTGCTTTTACTTTTAAATAAACTTCGTTCTTCTTCTGAATAACGAGATCTGCCATGATTTACATTCCACTTTGAAATCTCTCCCACTCAATAGCATTTTTAATTTGGTAGTTACGACTATTAATTTGACGCAACACACCATCAAGAAAGAAGATCGTTTGTTCTATATAGTCGATCTTCAGTTGTAGCTTTCTGACCTCATCATCAGCAGCAATAAACATTTTAATTTCATCACCTGTAGTAAGTTTTAAATCAAACGGTGCTGTTTTGTATATACTTGTTGATGCTTTGCCTTTATAGTATACCCACTTATCTCTAACAAGACATCTCATTTCAGATTCTCTATCCTTTTTCATTAGAGAGAAGGTATTAAAAAACTCCATATATCTCATATGGAGTTGAGGTATCCTTACAGATTCTTCACCATACTTATCAGGATCTATGATACTATCAGTCTTCCACATTTCTTGTAGTTGTTCAAGATTCATATATCTAAACTCAATTGAACATTAGTAGTAAATTTATTATAAGTTGTACCGTTATTGTGGCAATAGGTATTGAATACTTTTTTCATATCATCATGAGAGAGACCGCAATGTTTTGCTGCTTGAGGTATGTTCCACTTAGCAGCAAATAACATTTTAATAGCATACGTTTGTTCTTTCAAATACCTTGGTCTTTAGTCTTCTCAAAAAATTCTTTCATTGATGATGATACATCAGGTGGATCTGGATAACCATAGTTATTCCTCTTCATCCATCTCTGTCTCAAGGCATTCATCATCCATGATTGAGCAAGACTCTTAGGACCATTTTCCAATAGTTCTAGTTCATACTTACTAGTAGTGTAAGCTTTCTGTTCCTCTCTCCAATTGGAATCATCCCATTCGGTGATCGGTTCTTTTCTTGGGTGATCTCCTTTTCTTAATCCCATTGGCTCTACCTCCCATACCACAATATGTATAGACCTTAGTACCCTAGCACAGATCTAAAAATTTTGCAACTACCTTAAAGTTTGTCTGTTCTTCTCTCTGACTTCGTAGAGTACGTACTCGAATGATGCTGTTGCAGTTAGAAAATCATTATCCGTTCCAGTAACATCAAAAGGCATAGTCGATAATGATACTGGAAATACATTTTTAAATACTACATCAAAGTTAACTAAATTGTTATTATTTAATACTTGTAGAGTTGCATCTGAATATCTATAATCATTAAATCCTTTATATTGATCTGTTGGTATGCTTGGATTTCTATGGGCATTTTTAAATATTGTTGCTTCATCATCTCCTTGTGGAACACCAAGAGCTCTTATCCAATTATGGAGTTCCATATAATTTCTAAGATCCTCATCAACAATAAATTCTATATTCAATTCCCCATACTGTACATTACCTTCTATAGGAATTGGAACCATACCCCTAGTAGGAATATCAACTTTACCTAAAGTTAAAGATGGTATCTCTGCTTTCTGACACAAGAAGGAAGTCTTCTTTGCTTTCTCAAGCAAGAAGACAAATCCTATAGGTGATAAGAAATTTTTATTTGTAAGTTGGTCCTGATACCAGTTTGCCATTAGCCCTACTTTTTAATTATTTATCTTCTATCCATCCCTTTACTTTGGATGCAGGTTGTCTAGAAAAATATTTCACCAACTCTGGTAAGTATGATACCCAAAAATCTACTTCGGATATATTCCTTTTAACTTCCCATTCTTTAAGTTCTTTTTCTAAAAGAGATCTAGCTTCCTTTGCTGATATAGAAGAATGGTAATAATGAATCTTATCTGATAAAATTTCTAAGGTGAATTCTTTATTCACCATCTTATCACCCATAACTTCATCTGTATGTGAACCCCACTTGGGTGGTCTCATTCCTTCATATTTCATTAGTGTATGTTGCATGTTGATTCTGGATCCCAACAATCTGGACAATCCATTTCTTGCTCATAATTATGTAGTTTGTGTATTACCGAATCATATTTTCCTGCAAGATCTTTATCTTGTGATCTTATAATACTTCTATAGTATTCACATGCATGAAGTATACGTTGTATTTCTTTTTCATGAAACTGCATGTCACTATCCCTGCCATATCAAATCAGGCATTGCTTGTTGCCCAGGTCTATTTACAATCAACAATATAAAGTATCCAACAAACCAGATGATGTTGAATAACCATGCTTGTCTCCAAAAGTATTTTCTTACTGCCATAGATCTAAGAATCTCAGGTGCTTTGTCCTGTGATCTGAATATCTGTTCAATGATAAATGCAATGATTGTTGCTATCACTAAAGGATAGAATACAAAATTTGCAAATGACATTATTGAGATTAAGAATATCATAATGTTGAGGAAGGTTACAATCTATTTAGAAGTAATTGAAATTAATAACAACTCTTCTTTTTTCGTTAGTACAACTAGTACCACTATGTTTATAATGGACTGGGAAAATAACAATACGGTTCTCTACACTTTCTATTTTAGTACCATCTTCAAATACGGTATACCCATCATTACTATTAACATAGTAGATTGCTGTTAAAGAATCATCCCATGTAAAATCAACATGATATCCATGTTCAACTATTTCTTTAGTTCTTGTAGTTAGGTTTCCTTTTATTCTTAATAGAGATCTAACACCAAGTTTTTTTATTATGGGATCAAGTATGTTCCAATATCTTGTATCATTATAAATCCCTGGAACATAAAAGGGATGATAGAATTGATAGTTATCTAATTCATTTTTACAATTAGATTCATCATAAGGTACAGTTGTTGGTCCCCAATACCAAGGAAAATCATCTTCAAGATATACTTCTTGTAGATGTGCCAACTCATGATGTGTTAAAAAATTATCAATTACCCTATGCTTCATAATAAATACCAAGTATATTATATATGAATAAACTGTGAGGGATGGAGTCGAACCATCAAGTCCCGCCAGGAACACTAGTTAAACAGACTAGAGCGTTTACCAATTTCGCCACCTCACAATGAAAGCCCTATGAGAGGGCTTGCATTAAACGTTGGACTCCTATCCCACCACCTGAACGAGGGAAGAAATCAAATGAAAGGAAATCTTCTAGTTCCTTTTCTACTCTTTCCTTACCAAATAGATCAATAATAAGTTGAGCATACTTTCCTTCAGAGATAGTATAGAAGGTATCTCTCATCTGTTTCTTGTCAGTACTTCTTTCAGCACTACCAATAGTTTCTTTACCACCAAGAATAACATCAATCTTCCTACTAGTTCCATCATCATTCCTAGACATATTCCAGAAAGGTGATGTCCATTCAGGGAAATCAGTAATCATACCTGTACCAATCTTCTCTTCATGGTCATGATCAAGTTCTTTTGCATTAAACTTATTAGACCAATCTTCATAAGTTTCTATATCTAGATCAGGAAGTTTTAGATATTTACATAGATCAATCTCCATTGCTTTAAGATCTTCTACACCACCGTGCATCTCAAACTCAAACATGGGGAAGATTGTCTCATGTCTTCCTGGTACAGGATTTGGTTCTGCTCTATAAGATGTAGATAGACAGAAAAATCCTGGTGCTTCTGGATTTGATAGTAGTTCATATTCCAACCACATCTGTCCTGTCTGTGGTAGTGGCCAAATATTATCTGCATAGTTGTATGTTGCTACTGTTTCTGGATCTTCACATGCAGCAAGTATACTTAAACGATTTTGAGTATGAACTTCAAGGAAACCTTTAGACAAAAAAAATGACCTCAATAGGTCAAGTGTCTTCGTATATTTTTTTGGATCAATCAGACTTGTCATTACTTTTTCACAAACTGATTTATTTATACAATAAAAAAGAGACCCGAAGGTCTCTTTTGAATTATGTATCCGAAGGATCACATTAGGTTTGCAACTTGTACACGTCTGTAGTACTTGTTGCTGTTGGCAGTAAGAGCACCAGAACCCTGTGTAAGACCCTGAGCAAATGGGTTTGATACCATTCCGTAACGAGTCTTGAATCCAATTTTGGGTTGGAATGTATTTGGGTTGATAGCTCTGACTTGCTGTAGAGGTACATATGGGCAATAGAATAATCCAGCGTCATATGGAGAAGAACCTTTGTAACCAGCAACATAGAAGTGCTTGTCAGCTACGTTAGCAGAGTAAGGATCAACATAAACCTTGATCTTACCGTTAAGAGTACCAACAAGTGTGCTTGCAGTATCATCAACACCAGTAAGAGCATTGTTGCCGTTAAGAGCAGGTGTGTAATCTAGAACACCAGCCATTCCAAGAGCAGAAGCCACATCAGCAGAGCAGATGAGGATGTTGCCCTTCCCACGACGAGTTTGCTGTCCGATAGCGTTAGCATCTCTTTCGATCTGGAAAAGTAGTCCCTTGAACTTCTCAACTGACCATCTACCATTTGAATCAACGTCTAGGTCGAAGATACCAGCATCAGCAGTATTGTTCTGAGCACCTTCTACAGCGTTAACGTAGATTGTACGAACAACTTCTCTGTTGATTTCAGCAAGGATCTCTGTAGAGAGAATGTTGCTTAACTCTTGCTCGGCATCTAGACCATGAATTGCTTTCAAGTCTTGAGCTAGTTCGATTGAGTACTCAGCCTTTAAAGCACGTGACTTCGCAGTAACTGTTACCTTCTCGATTGAGAAACCCATTTCTCTGAATGCTGTAGCAGCAGCAGAGTCATCTAAACCTTCAGCAGTGGTTGTTGCCATTCCAGTAGCATCACCTGTTACCTCATAGGTTCCAGCAGAACTATCGTTAAGAACAGCAGGGTTGTTACCTTCAGCGTCGTTGATAGCAGAAGATGAAGCAGTAGGATCATAGTCTGCAAGACGGTTACCAGCACCACCAGAGAATCCAGCGTTAGGCTCGTTGAAGAATGCTTCTCTGTAATCAGAGTCTGTAGCATCACGCATTGTGCCGTAGTTGGTTCTCATCGCAAAGATAAGTCCTGTTGGACCTGTCATTGGTTGAACACCAGCAATGTCATAAGCAATTAGCTTAGGCATTGAACGACGGATAAGACTGATTAGAACAGGGTCAAAACCAGCAACAGGACCTGTTGCAGTTGCGTCTGCACCGTATCCTCCTGTACCTACAGTTTGAAGGGTCTCATTCAAGATCTGTCCTTCTTCTGCTTGTGCTTTCTCTTGGTTTTCAAGAAGTTGGGCTACAACACCTTTCTTATAAGTATCCTCGATCTCTGGAAGAGCATCGTGATTAAGAACAGGGGCCCACTTTTCTTGGAGTTGTTTAATGTTAGACATTAGTTTTAATTTCCTTAAAGTGATTTATTATTTGGACCAACGTGATAGAGCATCAACGTATCTAGACATTGTGCCACTCTCGTTGTTTTCTACCAAAGGTGCAGATGCTTCTTCAGTGGGTTCAACTACAGTTTCTGCAGTCTCAGCCTTCCTAGTGAAGTATGATTCCTTGATAGTTTCGACTTTGTTTTTAAAGTCAGCTTCATTTTCAAACTCAACCCCTTCTGCCAATGAAACAAGCTTCTCCTTTTGAGTTTCAGCAAGTCCAGTAGCACATTCGTTCACGATTTCCATTCTAGTATACTCACCAATCCTCTTATTCAATGAGACATTGGTGTCGATTTGTTCGTTGAGCTTTTTCTCCATATCATTTATCTCTTCAGCCATGCCATCAAGCAGGTTGAATTTTTCTTCGGGTACAGTAAAGTTCTGTTCCACGAATAACTTTTTGAGCCCTTCGGTAAATGCTTCTGCCATCTCCACTCTGATACCATGCTCAACAGCAAGTGAGTTTTCCTCTAACCATTGCTTTGCAGCATAAGAGATGTAGTCATCAACCTTCTCGGCCAATTCTGTTTTAACCTTTTCGACTTCTTCAGTCAAGGCAGATTCATAAGCCTCTTGAAGAGTTTTAGTCTCTTCGTTAACTCTTTGAGTAACAACTGCCTCAAAGATTGTCTTCGCTTTTACTCGGAAGTCTTCTGAGAGTTCTTCACCAGCGACAAGAGCGTCAACATCTTCACTAAAGTCGTACTTGGCTTCTTCAGTGTTTGGCTCTTCTTGGATTGTTTCCCCATCTTTTTCTTCCGAATCGAAGATTTTACCAGACAAACCAGCACTTACGTTACCAGTACCTGCGTCAGAAGGTTTCGTCTTAATTGACTTATCTCCTTCAACAGAAGTAGATCCAGCAGCAGATGCACCAAGGTTCTTCGTACCCTTAGCACCTTCTTCTGATTTACTATCAGAACCACCTATAGCATTAAAATTACCCCCAGAAGTATCGATCTTTTCTCCTGCGGTTGCGCCCTTTTTGATTGCTGTAGAACCAGTAGCTGCGTCTTCGGTCACTTTCTCCATTGAATCTAGCTCTTTAGTAGAGGTCTCAGACATTTGTTTAAACTCCGTCGTATTAGCGTTTGTCTATGTTTATTTATAAATTACAAACTTCTTAAAAACTTATCAAATGCGGAAACCTTCCGTTCTTGAATGTTTATAAGAGTTGCTTCATCAATTTCTTGCTTTATTTGAGCAACAGCAGACTCTTTAAGTATGCCATTATCCCAAACCCATTCTTTTCCTTCCATAATTCCATCAACAAAAGCATCTGGTGCTGATGGATCTGCTACTATATCAGCAGCAGTTGCAAGCATAAAGTCATCTTGTACTATATTACAGTTACCTTCTTTGCGAAGAGAACCCATACCACGAGATGAAACTCCAAGTTTTACACCTTCATCAAGAAGGTTCTTGGCAATGTTGCCCATAGGCGTATCAAGAATCTTTGCACGTCCAATAAAATTATTACCTTCTGCTCTAAGAGATTCTATCTTATGAGAAACTTTATCCAAATTGATGGAAGGTCCATCTGGATGTCCTAACTCACCGAGAGCACGACCCTTACGGATATAACTCTCATCATATTTAGCAACTTCTCTTTCGAGAGTTTTGAATGGATACTTGCGACCATTCTTATTTTCTATCTCAGACTGTAGAAAAACTCCTTCAATAAAGTGTGACCTTTTACCTTCCTTCTCCTCAGAAAGAAAGTTAACTTCGGTTATTTCTTCAGCTATTAGTCTCATCTGTTGGTTCCTCTATAGGTTCGATAGAATCAACCACCGCAGTATTTGGTGGTAGTGGGTCAGGAACTTCTTCCTGTTCTGCTTCTTGATTTGCTATTTCACCTGCAGTAGGTGCAACCTCTGGTGGTTCTTGACCATCAAAAGTCTTATCAGCAATATCATCAGCTGCAGCTTGTCCTGTATCACCGAGGTCGAAACCCCAATCCTTAGCAAACTCAAGCTTCTTTGCTTGAATTGCATCATAGGAAGCTGCGGTCAAAGCATCATTAGTTGTCTCTATTGCCTTTGATTTCTCATCAGCAAAGATGCTATTCACAATAGATTGTGCTATTTCACTGGGCATAATAACTCCACTTTCTTATTTATTTATCTAAAATTCACCTTTGCGCTGATCAGCAGGTGTAACTACGGAAGATGTGTCGGGTGCAAGAGCACCATCTGGTGTAACAGCACCACCTCCAGCAGCAGGATCACCACCTTGCATCATCTCCATTTCCATTGCAGGGTCAGCGATTAGACCATCTGCCATCTCCTTTTCAATCTGTTTATCAATCTCCTTAATCTCAACATCAGTCTGTTTAAGAACCTGACGACGGATATAGTCTAAAGAGAAGTACTTACCAACATAAGGATCCATTGCATTAACTTCATTGATCCTTTCGTTACGGATTTCAATCTCCTTGAGTTCGGTGAAGTAGTTATCAGCAATGTAATCAAACTGAATATGCTCTTTCATCTCTTCCCATTCTTCAATGGAAATAATACCCTTTAAAACTAATTGTGTTTTAAGAAGATCTACAAATAATTCAGAGAATCTCTTACGCAATCTTGCAACAAACTTCTGGAACTTAACCTCATCTCTTGTGATCTCAGCAGCACGACCAATGTTAAATGTAGTCTCTGTCTCTAATCTTGAGTTAGGAACGTTTAGTGATTTGTATAGTTTCTTCTGGAAGTACTTAACGTCTTCTAGTTCTCCAAGGTTCTGACCACCAGGTAATGTAGTAATTTCAGTTCCTCTTCCACCTTCTCTTCTAGGTAACCAGAAGTCTTCCAACATGGACATGAACTTCTTGTCATCCTTTATCTCACCAGTGTTTGCATCGTATACAAGTTTATTCCTGTAACGACCCATTACCTCACGTAGATATTGTTCCGCTTTATTCTTAGGAAGGTTACCTACATCGATATAGAAAATTCTTCTTTCTGGTGCTCTTGATAATCTGTAGATAACAAGAGAGTCTTCAATCATTCTTAACTGATTGACTGCCTTAATTGCCTTATGCAAATGAGACAAGACCATATTCTTATTAAGATCCTGAATACCAGAGTGACAATATGTCACGGAATCAGGAGCAATCTTCATACCCTGATTAGTGCTATTCTTCAATCCTTTTGGATTGTATAGATAATAATTTGCTGCCTTCTGTGTGAGTTGAGTATTAAGATCTACACCTCTCAATTCAGCAGGTTTCTTTTCCTCATACTCAGTAACTTTACGAATCTTACGTGGATCAATATATCTAAGTTCGACCATTCCACCTCTAGGGTTTTTAGGATCGATTACCTTATGATAAAAAAGTCTCCCATCAACATACCATCGACGGAAGATTTCGTAAGATCTATTTTCAAAATCAAGAAGACGTAGGATTTCATCGAACTCCTCACGAATCAACTTCTTAATTTTTTCTGATTGTTTTAGATTTGATAACTCTACTGCGATAGGAACGTCATCAAAATTACCACAGATAGTTTCGTTAACTACATCATCAACTGCACTATCACATTCTGGTTGTAAAACCATCTGCCTATATCGGGTGATTAGTTCATACTCATTACGAATCGTACCATCAAAATCAACAGAATAACCATAGTAACCACCGCCTACGATAGGTTGTGATCCATCTAGACTATCCTTTTGAACAAAAGAAGGCCCCTTGGGAACCTTCTTTGCCCTCTCTAAACTAAATCCAAAGAGCTGCGACATTATTTAAAACTTATTGTTCCTACTCTATTTAGACGACTTCTAAAACCCCTAGCTGGCAACTGCCATTGGCTTCCAGTATTGGACTTGTAACTCTACAGTGAATTCTTCAACTGCGTCATTATTTCCAAAGTCCAGATCTATTGCAGCAATATTACTTGGGAATACCTGATAGAACTGATAAGATTTAATAACCTTATGTGATGTAGCATCACCACTTGTAGTACCAGTAGCAGTACCTTTTTCATTTCTAGATAATTGATGAACTTGCATATCAGCAAAGTAACCAATTGTACTACTAGTAGATCCTGAAGCAGCTGATCCTACAGCAACAGCAGTATAGTTCTCATCATACTCCTGTATCTTTTGCATCCATAATTCAAATGCAGTTCTCAACTTAAATCCACTATCATTCTGAATTGTTATAGTCCAAGGTTCAAATGTACGATCACCAGCAAGTTTTAAAACACGACCTCTAAATGGAACCTCAACAACACCTATCTGTGATGCTGGTAAATTTGCTGCTCGAACAACAAAATTTCCTAGTGTTTTCAATGCTGTAGCACTTTCCACACCAATGTCAGTAGGAAAATTTATATCAACTTGGAACAGATTCGGTCTTGCGAAGTCCGAATATACATTCGATTTGAATGTATCAATATTACCTCTTTGAGCCATGAGTAAATTCCTAACGTTAAAACCTTTCCTCTATATTTAGTATTTGATATTTTTTGACAAAAAAATAGCGGAGAAATCTCCGCTATTTGAATCCATCTCGAACTCGAAGTTATTTAGCTTGCAACCTCACTGAAGGAAACACCTGTACGTGTAGCAACAAATGTTAGTGTTATGAAGTTGATAGTACGTGTTGGCTTAACGTATACTTCTGCGTAGAACTCACCACGATCAACTGCATCAGGTGGGTTGTTACTCTCATCACACTTAACTAGGAAGTCAGTTACACCACGACGACCTTGTACATCTCTCATGTATGGTTCAACGATGTTAAGGAATAAACCTCTTTGTGCTTCATCGTTTTGCTCGAAGAGTTGTGACTTAGCAGCACCACCAATAACACGCTCGATTGTTAGGAATAAACGACGAACGTTAATTCTGTCGAATGCACTAGCAAATGATTGTGCGGTCTTATCACCGTAAAGAACTATTCCTTGTCCTGGGAATGCAACTATTGGGTTGATTCTTGAACTGTATAGTGTGTCACGCTGAGTCTTATTAGGTGTGTATGCAAGTTTGATTGCATTTCTTATTCCACCACGTTGGAAACCAGCAGGTGAGAACCAAGGTTCTGCAACCTCTGTAGTCTGTAAACAAAGTCCAGCAATGTCTCCGTTACATGGAACGTAACGATATACATCATTGTACTTATCATACATGTACTTGTAACCAGAATCAAATACAACGTAAGAAGAACTTGGAAGTTGATCAAAGAAATCAACAAGGTTGTTTGTTGCAGTAGTTGTATTACTTACACCAACAACGTTTGCTCTACGTGGAGAAACAAATAGCATGCAATCTCTACGCTCTTCAACAATGTTAACAAGTGCGGTTATCTTAGCAAGAGCAGCAGCATCATCAGAACCAGAAGGACCAGTAAGAATGAAGTCTATTGTTTGTGACTCAGGATCAGATACTAAATCATATGCTGATTGAACATCTGCACTACCTACAGTATAGTTAGATCCAGCAACTGTATAGTCAGCACCACTTGCTAAACGATAATACCATGTTGCATTATTCTTAGAACCAAGTGTTGTAACTCCAGCAGGATAATCTGTAGTACCACCAGAAGAACGTAGTAGGTTAAACTGACGTGCAGCATCCTGACCCCAATCTCCATCAGATGAAGTACCAGTTGCAGCAAATCCTGTTGCTTCGTGTGATCCCCAATAAATGTAACCAGACCTTTGTTTGATTACTGTTGGGTAGTAATTTGTTTCACCAACTGAAGTCTTAGCATCAGATGCTTTAGATAGACCAACAAATTTTTCAAGAATTGCTCCAGAAGTTCCTGTGATCTTACCATCAACATCAACTACAAGAACATGAATTTCATCATTTCTACCACCAGCAGCTGCTGCATACTGAGAAGTTCCAGGACGAACACCAGCATTAATCCACTTAAATCCAGGAAGATACTCACGCTCTGCGTACTCACCACGAACTGAATCTATTGCAATTGCAGTTGAGTTAGTATCTTGAATACTATCGGTAGCAACGAATTCGATGCTATCCTTATCTAAACCAATATATAAACGACGTTCGATAGTTGTATTGATTAGAGCAGTGTTAGTACCCTGTGTGATTACTTGATCATCAGCAAGAATACCTGTTACTCCACCACTAGGAAGACCAATTTCAAGTTTCTTATTAGCAGAGTCATAAGCAAGAACATCAACTGATTCTTGAGAACCACCAATGTTAATTGTAGTAGTAGCACCAGGTGTAAATGAACCAACAACAGTATCAACTGTTAATACTATACTATACTTAAATACTTTACCAGCAGCACCAGAAGCAGCACTTACAGCAGCATCTGCAACAAACTCATGCTCGTTACCTGAACCAGGAGCAGGGAGAACAGCAATCTGATCAGCACCAGCATCAGTTACAAATACACCAATCGAGTTACCTTTACTACCTGGAGTTCTTGCAGCAAATTCCCAACCGTTAGCGTTAGACTCGAAGTTTGCTTCATAATCATCAATATTTTTAATTAGCGGAGCAGTACCTGTATTAACACCATTCTTCAATGCAGTAGATGCAACCCTAATTGTTTTAAGAACACCACCGTATGCAAGATACTGTGAAGCAGTAAACCAATACTCAAAGTTAAAATCGTTAGGCTCTCCAAATACTTCTGCTAATGCTTTTTCAGACGAAATCTGAACTACCTCTTCAACAGGACCTAATTCAAATGGAGCTGCTAATACACCCACATTTGCTGTTGCTAGACTGGTGATAGTGGTCAGGTCTCTCTCCTGAACGACTATACCTGGCGATGATTGATTGGCTGCCATGTTTATAAACTCCGATTAAAATCCCGATAGCGGTTAACTAAGATTATTTATATTTTTGAATCCTTACCTAAAGTCTAACATATGCTGAACATCTCCATATTCCGCAATTTCCCATCTCTCTCCTTGAGCATCTACAATAACATCTTCCTCTTGCCCATCACTAATAAACCCAAATGGAGCCATGTCTTGTTCTATAGAATCTCTTTGATCCGCATATATTCTAGCCCTAACATCATTATCATGCATCTCTTTAAAGTACTCTTGCATGGCCATCCACGCAAACATTACCAGACACATAGCAAGGTCATCATGACATCCGTCTTCTGCTTGGAATGATTGACCTTTTTGAATGAATGTAGTTAGCTCTGCAATAGTATCATAATCCTTAATGATTAACTTATCATCTTCTATTAATGCTTTAAGGTTAGAACATCCAACTTGCTTAACAGCAGTACTCATCTTCACACCAAGTTGTGTCTTCTTACCTGAGAACCCTTGTCCTAATTGTTGCCCTGCTCTTCCTCTCATAGCAGCCATTAGTAGATTCTCATATTCCAAATCGTACTGAATGATGTCTGCTACCTGTCCTCCTATATCATTTACCTCACAAAGTATATAAGCATTATTATAATTCTTAGCTACATCAACTATAATATTGGGTAATATAATAGGTTTAATTTCATTGTTCTTATATCTTGCAACTAAAGTATACGGTAATGTAGTTGTATCCATGACACAAAACGCAGAGTAATCCCCACCAATACCACGTGATACATCAACAGTAACAATATAGTTATGATCTTCAATTGCCTGTTCATAAACTGCTAAACCTCTATTTTGTTTAATAGGATCTTCATAAGGCATTATCCTCAACTTACTTGGACTAATCAAAGTATCAACTGATCCTAAGAACTCACAATCAAACTCAACTCTAAACTGTTGTTCAGAAGTATTTCTAATAGTTTGTTCCTTCCACACTTCATCCCTACCAGGAACTTGAGACCAATGAACTTCTGTAGGAACATATTCATTTGCTTTACGCTCTGCATCATGCCAGAGTTTATAAAACATATTCATCCCATGAGGGGTAGAAATGATAATGACTTTTGTTTTTTTACCAGAAGATATAGTAGGATAAACCGAACTAAAGAATTGTTCTGCAATATGGTTTGGAACAAACGCAAACTCATCAAGGAAGATGATGTTAAATGACATACCTCGAACAGCAGATGCTGAAGTAGATGCAGCAAGAATCTTTGATCCATTCTCCAATTCTAGTGATCCTTTATTCCAACCAACAATACCTTGTTGCATCCACTTAGGAAGATTTTCATAGGAAAGTTGTAACCTTCCTAACATCTCTCTTGCAGTTGCTGCTTTGTTTGCAAGTATCGCTACATTAACATTATCATTAAAGAGTACATACCATAATAGATATGCTGTTACAATTGTAGATTTACCAGACTGTCTAGGTAGTTTAGCAATATTAAATCTATTTTCATGAAACCTTTGAACCATGTCTTCTTGAAAATCATACATGGTAAAAGGTATGATACCTTCATCAAGAGATACAATTCTAATATACTCTCTTATAAAGTATACAGGATCTTGAGAGCACCTAACAAACTCCTTAACATCTTCTGGACTAAAGTCATATGCGACATTAGCCTTCTTAAGATTAGGATTCCCTAGATAAATTTCTGCTTGCTTGCTCATATTCCTCTGTTGATATTAACCAGTCAGCATATAAACGTCTGCCTGTTCTACCTTTTGAATCTATGTATGTTTGATTAAGACTAGACCAATGTCCCAAACGTTCTCCTAATTTCACGTAGCTGCTCAAAATCTTTCTGTTTAGTGCCACCATCATATTCCCAAGCATATCCTTCCTCAATCATTTGTTCATTTAGTGAAATAGTAGATTCGCCAACATAGAGCCAACCAAGAAGCCTACCATACTTCCCAACGCCACCCTTAAGTTCTGTTCTAATAGTGAGCTCATCATCTCCTTTAATAGTCTCAGTAAGTTTTTCTTTTAACCAGTTGGTAGCATCTATTCCCAGTGCCTTCTCTTCCAAGTCTCTTGTTCTTTTCTCTGGCGTATCAACTCCTGCAATTCTAACTCTTTCTTTCTTGTATAGATCAAA